GCCGAGGTTTTCGGGCGGCCGGCGTACACCGTTGCGAACCCTCGAACGATTGCCTCTTGGATTTTCCCCGATTAAGCATTCCCCCAGGGTTAACCCCTACCTTTCAAACCATTAAGGAGATCTAAACAATGGCCGCAACTCTCAGAACTGCAAAAACAAGCGTCGCCGGTGCGCTCGAAACGGTGAAAAGCATTAAGAAAACGCTAGAAAGCCCGATTCCATTGACTGAAAACGATAGTAAATACTTCGATGCTATCGTGCGCGCGCGCGAGGCGTCCTCCTGGGACACGCTTCACCTGATCCTGGCCGCGCAACTCGCGCAGTCCCTCGGCCAGTTAGATCTGGCGAACTTCGATATCGCGGACCGCGGGATAATGATCGAGAACGCGCGCGGGACTCCGATCGTGAACCCGTCGGTCTCGGCGAAGACGTCTCTGGCCGGGTCGGTCATGCAACTGAGCCGGACCCTGGGCCTGTCGGCCTCGCAGAAAGGCCTATCGGGTAAGCCCCAGGCGGCCAGGAACGAGGCGGACCGTGAGGCGCGCAAACTGATCGAGTCGGCCTCGCAGGATGAACTCCTCGCATGAGACGACGCGTAAAAATCTCGCCCGTCGTCCTGGGGGCGATCAAGTCGGGCCACGTCCCCAAGCTGCGCGACTGGCGAAGTCTCCCGACGGAAAAGCTGCGCCTGGGCGAGAAGGTCTGTCGGTTCATTGAGACGCACGTCGTCGTACCCGAGGGGGAACTCGTCGGGAAACCGATGCGACTCCTCCTGTTCCAGGAGGTTTTCATCCAGTCAATTTTCGACGGTCCGGTTCGCGCCAGGCGCGCGATCCTGTCGGTCGGACGCAAGGCCGGCAAGACGACCGTAATCGCGGCCTTGATGATCGCGTTTATGTTTATGCGCGACTTGATCCGCCAGAACTCGAGGATCAACTCGGCCGCACTTGGACGCGACCAGGCCGCGCTCGTCTACAACTACATGAGCAAGAGCCTCCAACTCTCGCCCACGCTCCAGGGACTATTCCGAAGCGTTCACTCCGGGAAACGGATCGTCGCACTTCGGACCGGGATCGAGTACCAGGCACTCGCGGCCGAGGCCGGTCGTGCGATGGGTCTGTCGCCGGCCGTGATCGTCGGCGACGAATGGGGCCAGGTGGTCGGACCGAATCATCCGTTTATCGATGCGCTCCTCACTTCCCAGGGCGCGCATGAGAACCCGCTCGCGATCATCATTTCGACCCAGGCCCCGAGCGACGCCGATTTCCTGTCGGTGGCCATTGACGACGCGACGAAAGCACCGTCGCCGGAGGTTGTCTGTCACGTCTACACGGCCGACAAGGATCTCGCGCTAGACGACCCTAAAGCCTGGGCGCAAGCCTGTCCGGCGGTGGGCGAGTTCAGGAGCGCCGAGGATATCCGTATGCAGGCCGAGCAGGCGCTCAGACTGCCGAGTTCCCAGGCCTCATTCGAGAACCTGATCCTTAACAGGCGCGTCGCGCAGGCCTCGCTCTGGTTGGCCCCGACGGTCTGGAAGGCCTGTTCCTCGCCCCCGGATCTCTCCGTATTTCGAGACGCCGAGGTCCACGCCGGCCTCGATCTCTCGATGCGTACCGACTTGACCGCGTGCGTCCTGGCGGCCAGGGATCCTGACGGCGGCGTTCACCTGGTCCCGCTCGCGTTCACGCCAGAGGACGGGATCCGCGAGCGCGAGAAACGCGACAAGGCCCCTTATTCGGCCTGGGTTCGCGACGGCCACCTGATCGCAGTCCCAGGGCCTACGATCGACTACGACTGGTTATGTGCTTACTTGCGCGACTGGTTGCATGAGAACGGTGTCGCCCTGACTAGCGTCCAATATGACAGGTGGCGGATCGACGTCCTGAAGGCCGCGGCCGAGAGGACCGGGTTCGCCCAGGACGCCGAATTCCAGGAGGTCGGCCAGTCGTTTCGGGATATGTCTCCGCGCCTGGAGACGTTCGAGACGCTACTCCTCCAGAAACGGATCTATCACGGCGGCCACCCGCTCCTGAACCTAGGCGCGGCGAGTGCGGTCGTCGAAATGGACCGGGCCGGTGGCCGCACGCTCGCGAAAAACAAGTCGACGCAGAGGATCGACGTCCTGGTGGCCTCGGTGATGGCCGCGCATCCTTGCGCCAATTTCGAGATGGCCGGGTTCGATATCGAGGCCTTGATCGCGTGAGGGATTGACAAAACCCTAATCCATTGTGCAATCCCAATTATTAAAATATAATCCGCGTATGGATATGGCCTATCACCGACCTTCTAAGCAGGAACGTGAGGAGCGTAAAAACGCTCCAGGGCCAAACTCCCCCCCGAATAAATCCGACCGCCTCCTGGCGGGAAACGGTTTCACGCTATCGATGGTGGAATCGTGCAGACAAAAAGTCTCCCTGTAACGATCGAAAAGGCGACCGGCGAATACGACGCCCGGTTCGTTATGTCCGCGACCTCTCCGGATCGCGTGAAAGACACGATCGAGGCAAGCGCCTACACGCCGAACTTAGGCAAGCGCCTAATCGCGCTCTATCAGCATGACCCAGATCGCCCGATCGGGTACTGGGATAACTTGCGAGTCGAGTCCGGGAAACTCCTGGGCGACCTCAAGGTCGCGAGTACAAATCTCGGACTCATGGTCAAGCAATTGATCGCCGACGATGTTCCTCTGGGCGCGTCGATCGGTTTCCGCGGCCGCGGCGAGGCCAACAAGGCCGGCGGCGTTCACTTTAAAGATATCGAACTGATGGAATGCAGCGTCGTTAGCATTCCCGCACATCCGAAGGCGATGCAAATCGCGAAAAGTTTCGGCGTCGATCTGTCCAATGGTCACGCCCAAAATGCCGAGTCCGGCAAAGACCACGCAGCAATTATCAAAATCGCGAAGGCCGCGATCCTCCGCGCCAATCGCACCATTAGGAAATAATCAAATGAACCTCGCAGAACGCATCAAGGCCGCAGAGGCCGAACTCCTGGGTCTCAAAGACCAACTGGTCGCGGTGACCAAGTCCCTCGAAGACACTCCCGACGACGAATCCCTCCTGGTCCAGGTTGAGACTCTCTCCGGCGACGTCGAGAAGAAAGCCGCAACTGTCGACGCACTCAAGAAAGCCGAGAACGCTCTGGCCTCGCGTGCGAATCCCGCGTCCGCCTCGGTCGTCCAGTCTAAGCACATGGGCAACAAGGCAAGCGCCGACCTCCTGTTTAAGGCCGCTCTCGCAACAGCCGAGGCATACACCAAGCGCACTTCGCTTTCGTCTGTCATGGAAAAGCGTTTCGCAGGCGATGAGTCCGTCGACATGATCGTTAAGGCCGTTTCTGCGCCCGCGATGACTTCGACAACTGGATGGGCTGCCGAATTGGTGCGCGACACTTACGCCGCGTTCCTCGATCTCCTCAAGCCTGAATCTGTCGTTCCGCGTATGGGATTGAACTCCTACACGTTCGACGGTTATCAGTCGATCAAGATCCCCTCGCGCGCATCAGGCGCTCGCCTGGACGGTGCATTCCGAGCAGAAGGCGCGCCGATTCCTGTCAAACAAATGGCATTCGCGTCTAAGGTTCTGACGCCGAAATCCATGGGCGTGATCTCTACGTTCTCTCAAGAATTGTTCGAGCGCAGCACGCCGAACATTCTCGACCAGATCCGTAGCGCAATGATCCAGGATACGGCCGAGGCGCTCGATATCGCTTTCTTGAGCGCGAACGCAGGCGTCCCTGGGATCTCTCCCGCGGGTATCCAGGTTGGAGTCGCCCCCGGCGATACAGCCGCCTCGACAGGAACCGACGTCGGCGCGATTACGGCCGACTTGCGCGCTCGCTTGCAAGCGATGACCTCGCAGAACCTCGGCCGTCGTCCGGTCTGGGTCATGCACCCGGCCCGCGCCTGGGGTCTGCAACTGTCGACCAATGCGGTCGGCGGGATCGCTTTCCCTGAAATGCAAAACGGCCAATTGATCGGGATCCCTGTCGTGACTTCGACAAACGTCCCGGCCGACGTCGTTTTCTTGGTCGACGGTTCGGAAGTTTCCTTCGCAGGTGGCGCGCCTCAGTTCCTCGGTACTGACGTTGCTAGTTTGCATATGGAGGACGCGACTCCTCTGCCGCTTAACGGTTCCGTCGCAGCGTCTCCAGTTCGTTCGCTCTATCAGACCAACACGTCCGCTCTGCGCGCGCTCTGGTCGGTGGATTGGACAACTGGCCGCGCCGGTGGCGTTCAGACCATTACAGGCTGCGCCTGGTAAGCAGTAAATCGATCACTTGCGAGGGTTCGCTCTCGCGAGTGATCGCATAACGAAAGAGAGGTTCGCAATGCTAATTTGGGCGCACAAAAAGATCACCGAATTAAATGGCCGGACTGGATTCGTCGAGGTTGAGAAATCTCTGGCCGAGCGTCTAGTGGCCGATGGCCACGCGCAGGACCCCAAAGTCGGCGCGAACGCGCTCCGACGCATCGATACGATTACTCCCCTGGCCGCAGCGTATGACGCGCCCCAGGAGGCCGAATACGCAACGAAAGAAATGACGCCCGTAAAGACAGTAAAGCGTCGCACAACAAAAGCCGAGATCTAAATGGGTATCGTCGCCAGAATTAAATCCGTATTCTCAGGGGCCGAGGGATCCTATCGCGGCCCTGCTATGGGCGTCGGTGAACTGGGCGGCGTCTACTCGATCCCGTTCGGCGATGGGTATCAGCGAAACCTGGATATGTCCGGGAGCGGCGCGCGCAATGTGCCGGCCGTCTATGCGGCCGTGATGGCGTTCGCCAGGGCCGCGAGCCAATGCTACCCGCACCAGAAACGGATCAACGACCAGGGCAAGCACGAAATTATGACGACGACCGCGGTCGCGCGTCTCTTGCGTTCGCCTAATGCTTACGAGACCTGGACGCAGTTTATTTATAACGTCGTCGCCAGAATGCTATTCGATGGCGAATGCGTTTGTATCATTGTCCGCGACGAACGTCGCGCACCGACCGCGCTCCATATCATGCCGCGCGGGTCGTTTATGCCTTACGTCGAGCCGGTGACTGGCGCGATCTTTTACTCGATCGGGTCGAACCCGATGCTCCCCGAGACGACCGACTACATGGCCCCGGCGCGCGACGTGATCCACTTTCGCACGCATACGCCACGCCACCCATTGATCGGCGAGTCGCCCATCAAGGCGGCCGCGATTGCGGTCGGAATCAACGTCGCATTGTCTGAGACCCAGGCGACATTCTTTCGGAACATGAATCGCCCGAGCGGGATCCTGTCGACCGACCAGGTGCTTACGAAGGATCAAACGGTTCGTCTCCGGGAACTGTTCGACGAACAGTCGAAACTCTGGAGTAAAGGCGGAATGCCGATTCTCTCCGCGGGCCTGAAGTTTCAGCCTCTCGGAGTCGACTCAGTCGACGCGCAACTGATCGAGTCGCAGCGCATGAGTATCGAGGATATCGCGCGCGTCTTTGGCGTACCGCTCCCGATCATTGGGGACCTGTCTAAGGCCACCATGAGCAACACCGAACAATTGATCTCGATGTGGTTGTCGATCTCCCTGGGTTCACTCCTGGAGAACATCGAGCGATCGCTCGACTCCGCGTTCGAACTGGCGGCCAACGAGTACACCGAACTCGACGTCTCTGCGCTCTTGCGTACTGACTTCGCCGGCCGCATCGATGGCCTGACGAAGGCGATCCAGGGCGGCCTGTTCACGCCGAACGAGGCACGCGATAAGGAGGGTCTACCTCCTGTCGAACACGGCGACAAGCCCTACTTACAGCAGCAGATGGTCGAACTCGGATTTAAGCCCGAGCCTCCCGCCCCCATGACTCCACCGAAAGACCCGCCCGCAGATCCGCCCGAGGACAACGAAAAGCAATTCGACCCGGTAATCGCTCGCGCGCTCGTCTTTGAACTATTGAATAAAAAGGTCGCTTAATGTCGATTGAGAAAGCACTCGCGCAATCCCTCGAGCCAATCGTCGACCAGATCGTCGAGATCAAGAAAGCAGTCGAGCAGATCGAACGCACTCCAGGACCGGCCGGCCGTGATGGCCGCGACGCGGATCCTGTCGAGGTCGCGATCGAGGACGTGACGGCCGCGCTCAAGTCGGACGGCGAGTTCGTCAAGATCACCAAGGGCGACCAGGGCGATCGAGGCGAACCTGGCCAAGCCGGCCAGGCCGGCGCAGGCATTGAGACAAAGACCTGGACGGCCGGCGCAGTCTATCGCGCGGGCGACCTGGTGATGCACAACTTCGGCCAGATCTACAAGGCGGCCGCGGACACGGTGGCCGAACCAGGCGAGGGCGAGGACTGGTCGCGCGTCGGGACCTTCGGGTTCAAATGGACCGGCGTCAAGGCCGAAGGCAAACAATACGCGCCTGGCGATATCTATATCGACAGCGGGACCTCGTTCCTGGTCCTACCTACTGGCGAGGCGAAAATGCTCGCGCAGAGAGGCAAGGCCGGCAAGGATGGCGTCGACGGTCGCGACGGTCGCGACGGCCATGGGATCACTCTGTTCGAGATTACGGACGACGCGATCGTCGTCGGCAAGGATGGCCATACGGTCGTCTACGACCTGGGCGACGTGATCGAGCGCAGTCTGCGCGCGCACTCGAGCGATATCGAGAAAGAGATCGCGGCCTCGGTGATCGCCGGAATGTATGAAGGTCCGGCCGACTCGATTCCTGTTCGATTCTTTCGCGGATCCTGGCAAGCCGGCAACCAGTACGCGGTGGGCGACCTGGTCGTCTACGCGGGAATGCTCTATATCTGCAAAGAGGCGGCCGACACGGTCGCGCCTGCAAGTTCGATTAGCGCGCTCGGTGAGTCGACGAAATACTGGAAACAATTCAGCTATGGGGGCGGCGGGAGCGCCGGCCCTGGTCAACGCGGCGCGACTGGCCCGGCCGGCCCGATTGGGCCTACTGGGCCGCAGGGGATCCCTGGTTTAGGGATTACGTTCGTCGCACGCATTCCGACCGTCGACGACCTTCCACCGACTGCCGACAATGGCGATATGTATATCGTCGACGAGACGGGCGACGCCTGGATCTGGTCTGGTGATGCCGGCGCGTTCGAGAACGCCGGCCCGATCGTCGGACCGACTGGGCCAACAGGCCCCGCGGGGCCGTCGGACGTTTCAAACGATCCGGGAAACCTGGCGACTTTAGGATCGGACGGGATGGTTTACGTTCCCGCGACGGATCTCTCTGGATATCTCCCGCTCTCTGGTGGAACGATGGTCGCGCCCGCGACGATCAAGTTCCCCGACGGCGTGAACATGATCCAGAACGCGTCGGGTTTTAACCTAATCGGCAACTTGGCCGGTTTTTACTTCCGCTCCGGTACGGCGAACCTTTTCCACCTTGGCGTAAACAAGCACCAATCATTTAAACCGATTCTTTTACCCGCGGATCCTGTCGCGGCGCTCGATGCGGCCACGAAGCAATATGTCGACGCACAGTTCGCGTCCGGCGGGTACGTTTTACCTGTCGCGACCGATACTCTCCTGGGCGGCGTCAAGATCGGGACCGGGTTCACGATCACGCCGGACGGCACGATCTCGGTCGACGCGGGTACAAGCTACACGCTCCCCGTCGCGACTGCGACGGTCCTGGGTGGAATTAAGGTCGGCACAAAATCAGCTAATCAATATGTAAACGGCGTCGCGGCGGACGGGACTCTACTCTGGGGATCGGTTTCCGCAACAGGCGCGCCTCTGCGCCTACCTCCGACGGAAGTAACTGGATTTAATGGCGTCGATGCCTACTGGTATCAGGATACCGTCGGGAACGTTCGCTTACAGATGCCCGGCGGATTGACAGGGATTTTCCTATCAAACGAGGGCATCCAAACATTTACAAAGCTCCCGATCTGCAATATTGCGCCGGTTGACGCGAATCACCTTGTAAACAAGGCATACGCGGACAAGATGCTCCCCACGACGGGCGGCACGATGACGGGAACGATCACGCTCCCGACGACTATCCAGTCGTTCACCTGGGGAACGACCGGGTTTAATCTGTTCGGCGGATCCGGTGGCGTCGCGTTCAGATCGAACACGACGAATATTGTCAACTTCAGCGGCGCGGCGGTCCAGACTTACGTCCAGATCCTGACGCCCGCGACTGGGAACGGGATCCAGTTCGGATCTAGCGGCCCTGCCTTCGGGCGCGGGACAACGGCGACAAAGATCAAGTCGACAGGCCAGATCGAACTCCCGACGACTGCCCCGGTCGGCGACGAGGCAATCAGTAAAAACCACGCGGACGCGACCTATGCAGCGAAGGCGCTATTCGATGAAATGCGCGCCGAGATCGACACGCTCAAGGCCGAAGTCGCCATTCTCAAGGGGGCGTAATCATGGAAAAAATGCTTGCACTCCTTAAGTCTCTCCTGGGTATCACCGACGGCACGCAGGACGCAGAACTCACGCTAACGCTCGAGATGGCGCAGTCATTGGTCGAGGACTACCTGGGCCGATCGCTCAATTATGCAGAGTATGAGGATTGGGTCGAGGTCACTCACGGCCAGGATACGATCGTCCTCAAGAATCACCCGGTCGAGGTCGTCCTGGAGATCAAGGACGCAGCGACCGATCTCTCGATCGTTTACGAATCCGGTTACATCGTGAAGCCTTCCGGCGAAGTTCGTTTCCGCTCGAGCGGCCAGGGCGACCTGGTGGTCTCTTATATGGGCGGATATCTCGAACTCCCGGCCTGGGCGATGTACGCGATTGTGCAGACCGCGAGCGCGATCTGGAACGCCCAGGGAACAGGCGGAGCCGGTGCGGGCGGTGGCGCGTCTCTCGGTGCGGTCAAGAAGGAGACCGTCTACGGCGTCGCCTCGATTGAGTACGAGACGGGCGGGTCCTCTAGTGCGGCCGCGGGAACAGTCGGCGGCACGTCTCAACATGGCGCGATTCCCGCCCTGGTGGCGCATTCGCTCGAACAACACCGGAACAGGTGGGTCTGATGCTAAACGCAACAAGCGCAGCGAGCCTCTACGAAAAGATGATCGAGAGATACGGCGAGACGGTCGAAGTCCGCACGCTCGACGCCTCGACCTCGCCCCCGACCTGGAACCTGGTCGGCCAAGCGCGCGCCTGGGTCACGGCCCCGTCGAGCATTCGGACCGGCCTCGAGCAAGTCGCCGGAGAACTGGACGCGAGGTTTATCAATATCGTTTTACTCCAGGCCGATATCGGGACTTACCAGGTACGCGAGAAAGCGGACCGGATATTCGTCCGCGGAAAGTCTTACGTCCCTAGCTATGTCAACGAGATCACCAGGTCAGTAAACGGCCAGACGATCGCGGTCGAAATACGGTGCGGGGTTTAGATGGCGTCCGCAACAGTCCGACAGACAATCCTCGACTGGTTCACGCAGAACTGGACCTATACGCCTGTTTACGTCCTGGACGATTTCGGCGACGTCGAGGAGGTCCCGGCGAACAACGATTTCCCCTGGGTCGGCCTCGAGTTCGTCTCGCCTGGCGAGATCGTGAACAGCATTCCGGCGAACGAGTTCCTCGAGTCCGGTCTGATCCTATTCCACGTCATTATCCCGCGCGCCTGGCCGTCTAAGGAGGCGATTACAATCGCGGATAATCTGCGTATCGCTCTACGCGCGAAACGCCTGGGTAATGTCGTAATCGAATCGTTCTCACCCGCGAGCGATGACTCGCCTCCCGCAATCGGACAAGGCGCGACTTTCACCGGATGGGCGTCCGTAGCAACCTTCCAACATATTAACCACTCCTCGGAGAATACATAATGAGTTCTAGCAACCTGGTCGCGCTCCACTACGTTCGCGAAACCGAGTACAACAAGACGCCGACAGGCGTTCCCTTCAATACTGCGCGCTATACGTCCGAGGGACTATCTGGCACGCCCCAGGTCACGCAGTCCGAGATGATCGCCGGCCACCGGGAAAATAACGGCCAGGTAGTCGTCGGCATGGACTGCGGCGGCCCGATCGCCTCCGAGATCACTCCGAGCCAACAGCTAGAGGATTTCGTCTCTGGCGCGCTCATGCAGCTAGTCCCGTCGGTGGCCGCTCTTGACTTGGCGGTCGAGGCCGAGGTTACTGTCGGATCTGATTCCTCGATGGAAATCGCCTCGGTCGATTTCGTCGCGGATATGTTCAAGGTCGGCCAGATCGTAATCCTGGACGGTTTTGTAAACGAATCAAACAACGGCGCGGGCTATGTGACTGACTACGCAGTCGGGACCCTGACACTCGCCAAGCGCGGCGCGGTGGCCGAGACCGCACTCCTCGCGACCGTGAAACGTCCGGCCGGCTATACCGTCGGGACCGACAAGCCTTCGTTTACATTCGAGAAGCAATTTAACGACCTGACCGACAAGGCGATCGATTACTCGGGAATGCTCGTCAACACGATGAACCTCTCGTTCGCATACGGCGAGATCGCGACGAGTGAGTTCGGATTTATGGGCGCGGGTTATACCGTATGCCCGAGCGGAATCCCTGTCACGAACGGCCAGACAATCAACGCGGCCGAGACGACTCAACCCTTGAACGCCTCGATCGATATCCCTGGCGTGATCTTTGAGGGCGAGGACAGCGGGTTCTGTTTTCAGAACTTGACGATCAACCTGGCGAACGGCCTCACGCCTTCGGTCTGTATGGGTTCGATCACGCCTCACGGTTACAGCCTGGGATCCGCGAACGTCACGGTCTCGGCCAGTTCCTACCTGGTGAACTCGAACTTTTACCTCGTCGAGGAAAAGCTCAAACAGACCCCGGTCTCGATCGCCTTCGCGGCCATGAACGCCGACGGCGGAATCGCGGTTTCAATGCCGGCCGTCCAATTGTCTTTTCCCGATCCTTCGAGCCAGGGCCGCGATCAACAGGTAAGCCTGGCGATGGAAGGTACTGCGAAATATGACCAAGCCGCGGGAAATTCGATTACGATCTACGTTTGGAAAAACTAAATCGTTATTGAAAAGGAGAACGCCTAATGAGTCTAGACGCCTACAAACTTCCGGCCGTCCTACGGGACGGGTTTATTCACGCGCTCGAGGATGCGCCGGAAGTGAAGTTCAGGATCGCCCCACCGATCGCAGCGAATCGCAAATTCCAGATGACGGTCTTGCGTCGCCTGCCTGCGGGAATGGATCTCAAGAATGCCGATATGTGGCAAGTCCTCGAGACGCAGCGAGAGGTATTCGTCGATATGTGCGTCCTCTCCTGGGAGGGCGTCGACCAGGAGTTCAACCAGGAGAACGTGAAAGCGTTTTTCGCAGAGTACCCGAAGGCACTCGACGAACTCTGGGCGGCCGCGCAGTCCTACTCTGAGACGCAAGCGGTCGAGGTCGAGCAGGAGACCGACAAGCTAAAAAAGCCCTAGCCTGGGCGATCGAATGGGGAGGGAAAGAGGCCTTTTATGAGCAACTTAAAAAGATCGGAGCAATACGCGCCGAACACCTCGCCCCTGAGATCGGTATGGAGTCGATTCTATTGTCTCTGTTTTTCGATCTCTCCTCATGCCGAGCGTATACGTTCGGCGGACCAGGGCCGATCCCCCATACGGTCCTATGGCAAGCCCAGGATCGACTCGGACTCCCGGAGGCGGCGGTCTCTACTCTGCGCCAACTTGATAACGAGTACCTGAGAATCGCAAATGACAAATCTAAGGCATGAGATCACGATCGGAAAGACTGGCGTCCAGAACGTCACGTTCCCCGACGGGTTCCTGCCTGGTAAGGCCTCGATCCAGGATTTTATGCACGACTTTTTTACGCAGAAAGTCGCCGAACAGATCCGACTCGGAAACGACAAGCCGGTGATCTACGCGGACGGTCGCCCTGGTGCGATTAACAGCGCGCAGAAACGCCTCGAAGCAGTATTCGCACCGACGACGCTAATCCAGAAAGCGGTCCGCGATGCGGTGATGATGATGCAGCAATACTCGAAGTCCTATTCGCGCTTGTCGCTTGGCGGCGTCGCATCGAAGACGGTCGTCCTACTGAACGGCCGTCGCGTGAGTGAGGGCGAGATCGGACGAGTCGGCGCGCGCGACGATATCCGGATCACGTCCGAGGCGGAATACTTCCGCAACCTCGAGGGACCGGGATCCTGGGCGGCCGGGAAGGCGCTCAATAGTCGAGTGAAAAAAGTCAATCGAAGGATCCGCGGGTCCTACGTCAAACAGTTAGCCATTACGGATTTAATCGCCCGAGTATT